GGTCGACACAGCACCGTGGGTGGTTTCTCGACATGGGCCAGCTGACCCATTCCACAATGTGGAACTCGCTTTCTTAAGCGGTGCTGGAGAGATCTCCTAACGAGGAGAGGCTTTAGCCCTCGGGATGATTCAGCCCGGATCGTCACAGGACGATGCAGTTCATCAGTCGCTAAATAGATCAGCGATTCGACTGCTATCGACCTCCTTTTACTCAGACTCCTTGCGAAGTGCTTGGACGAGGACCTTAAACTGCTCACTCTGAGAGGCTGTTAGCGCTGGCATCGCGGACGAAGATCGCACATTAGATCGGCGAATCATTTCATTGGCGGCTGCTGGCGTAATGCTCTTGGTGAGTGAACCATCTTAGATTGGCTTCGGAAGTTAATGGTCAGTGCTGGTGAAAGTAACCTCGGCATCGAGCATCCTCTGTGTGGGAGTTGTGAACGATGATCCGACACGAGCTTGATACTAAGCCTCATAATTGACCAATTTGATCAGTTAACCAATGATCGGAATCTGGTCTTGGGACTAGCCTTCTAGCTTGTAGAGCGTACGTTGAACGCGGCCGAGCCTATAAAGGTAGTCGGCAGTGCGGACTTTGATCGTCTGCTCTTCGGTCGGCGGTTCTGCCAGGAGCATTGGTGCCACAGCTTCGAAACCTGTCATTATCTGGGACTTGTGGTCCCACAGGAATTTACCAGCGGACTTGATGGCGTTGCCAACTCTCTTCATGAAAGGCAGCTTATGAGAACCTGCTGGCTCTTTCATGTTGTTCATTGAATTTGGCTCAATGCCGCTGAGGACGCCTGGGGTAGCCGAAGCAACTCCCGACACATTGTTGGTAAACAAGTTGTTTGCCAAAGAGTCGAAAGGGTTCTGCCAAAAGGCGCCATTCCCCCGAATGTTAAAAATTAGGGAATAAGGAATCGACCCGCCGGTGGTAATAGAACCAGCACCTTACTAAATGATCACGTAATTCATGACCTCAGAGGCAAAGTGTGGATCCCTCGTGTTTACACCGAGTGATTGCGAATCGAATAGGATATTGTTGTTGAAGACGGAGCTTCGCATATGGAAGTCGTGGGTGACTTCAGCGTCTTAAGCGATCTTAAACAACTGATTACCCGTAAGAGAGCTCGGACCGTTGAGCGGGAGTTGACCCCAAGTCAAGTTGCCACGCATCATAGCGCCAATCAAGTTGGCTTCTGGAGTGACAATCTTGAAGTCGGCCTGAGCAGCCCATACGAAGCCACCTTCAGAGAAGCCGTCCATGTCCGATCCATACACTTCAATCATCGTCTTGGCGTAAAGGTCAGAAACGAGGATAGCAGTGTTAAACTGGGGAGTATCCATGGCGGCTGCGGTGACTTGGATAACTGACATACCTCCAAGCTTGTCGGCTGTTGAGATAAGTCCAGCACCGCCAGGGCCATGGTAGGCTGTGGCGGCCGGAATCCAAAACAGAAAGAGGTATGGAGCCGTACCAATAGGCTAGATGGTGAATGTTGCAGCACCAGAGCTATCAATGTCAACCATGTAACACGACTGAAGGGTGTTCGTAACACTAAAGGTCATGGTTGGTACCTGGGTGACATTCATACCGGCGACATACTAGGGATTTGAGTTGCCGGGCGAAAGCTTGGCCATTGTCATCTTGTCCCACGCAGTCATGATCTCTTTAGTACGGGGGGGTTCGATGATGCCGTCTCGATATTCGATCCGGCGGCCAGTAGCATTAGTAGCTTTCGCTCTGCTGCGACGAGATTCGTGGGTCTTAGGAGGATTACGGGGGGTGATGTGATCTTTTCGCAAGTTGGCTGCACTCTTGGACTTAGCAAGACGTTTCTCAACATGCTCGATCATTTTCACGCCCTTCTCGATGGCTTTGGCGGTTTTCTCTATTTTGCTCATATGAGTATTTAATTTTGAGAAAGTATCGCGTACTCCGAATGGTTCCTTTCTATCGGAGTTGCCATACAGAAACTGGCAGGATTCAACTTAAGAAATCGGCATCGGTGTGAGGCAACCAAGAGTTGCCTCAATGACTGATCCAATGTCAACACCGAAGTAATGGTTGATTTACGGTTCCAACTCATAGTTGAGGGGGGGGGAGCTCCACATCCACTGGAGGCTGGGACAAGTAGCTAACATCCCTGCAACTTCGCTAGACTACATAACTGGGCCACATCGGCCTACTAGGGCAAGCATGATACCTTCGAGGACCCGCGAGTATTAACCATGCCTTAAAGACAGGTAAATAGCTGCGTGGTACATCTAAGGCTCAGCAAGATACCTCTAGTTATTACCAATGTAGCTAGTCTTGTCGAAAAGACGTGCTAAATTCTTAACAAGGCTGAGGGTGCCGTCGAGATGCTCAAAGCTGATGAGGCTAAGCATACCGACCTTATTAAGTGGACTGGCAGACCAGAACTTCACCTTCTAATGGAGTCGAGAAGCGGTAGAAATGAGCTCACGTTCGTTTACGA